CCTAAACCAGTTCCAGCAGCAGTAGTGCCTAAACCAGTTCCAGCAGCAGTAGTTCCCAAGCCTGCGCCGGTTGTTCCTAAACCAGTTCCAGCAGCAGTAGTGCCTAAACCAGTTCCAGCAGCAGTAGTTCCCAAGCCTGCGCCGGTTGTTCCTAAACCAGTTCCAGCAGCAGTAGTGCCTAAACCAGTTCCAGCAGCACCCAAGCCTGCACCTGTACCTAAGGCAGCAAGATCAGCTAATCCAGTTCCAGCCGCACCAGCAAGACCCAATCCTGTCAATGCTCCTGTTGCAGCGCCAGCCGCACCAACAGAGCCAGGGGCCAATCCTGAAGCAACCATTTCATTTACTGATGCTGCGGCGGGAGTTAATCCTGCACCAGCGCCTGTAGTACCAGCGAGCAAGTCAGCAACCGATAAGCCTGCTCCAGAGCCAACAATTGCAGGGTTAATGCCTGCATCAATTGCTGCTTGTAACGCAGAAGCGTTAGTCCCATATCCTGCAGTTCCTGATAAAGATTCAATTGCAGCAGGAGTTAACTGAGTTGTACCCAAGCCAGCAAGGTCTGCAAGTCCTGTTCCACCAGCAGCAGCAAGTCCTGCGCCCGTCAAAGCGCCAGAAGCAGCACCAGCAGCGCCAGCAGAACCTGGGCTCATGCCAGATGCAATCATTTCATTTACTGATGCTGCCCCAGGAGTTGCTCCGACTGCGCCTGTTGTTCCAGCCAACAAATCAGCAGTAGTGCCCAAAGCGCCAGAACCTACAATTGCGGGATTAATCCCAGCATCAATTGCGGCTTGTACTGCAGAAGCATTAGTTCCGTAACCAGCAGTTCCTGTAAGAGAATCAATTGCCGCAGGAGTTAATTGAGTCGTTCCTGCTGCCGCTAAATCCGCTAATGTTGTTCCAGCAGCAGCATTAAGTGCGCCAGAAGAAGAAAGGGCAGAAACAAGTTGATCTGTTGTAAGCCCATTAGCCGCCGCAACATCTGCAAGCGCACCTGGGGTAAATGTTCCCGCTGCAACAGCTTGATTTATTGCTCCAGGGCTTACTGTCCCTGCTCCAGGAGTTCCTGCTGCAGCCAAATCTGCCAATGTTGTTCCAGCAGCAGCATTAAGTGCGCCAGAAGAAGAAAGGGCAGAAACAAGTTGATCTGTTGTAAGCCCATTAGCCGCCGCAACATCTGCAAGCGCACCTGGGGTAAATGTTCCCGCTGCAACAGCTTGATTTATTGCTCCAGGGCTTACTGTCCCTGCTCCAGGAGTTCCTGCTGCAGCCAAATCTGCCAATGTTGTTCCAGCACTGCCAGCAGCCGCAAGATTTGCATTTACAGCAGAAACAAGTTGATCTGTTGTTAATCCATTTGCTGCGGCAATATCTGCAATCGAGCCAGGCGTAAATGTTCCAGCAGCAATTGATTGGTTTAAAGCGCCTGTTGGCGCAGAAGTTGCACTAATATTTAAATTTCTAACAGCGTCTGCAGCTTCAGTACTTAGTAATCCTGCTCCTCCGGCAGTTGTGCCAGCAGCAGCAGCAAGTGCCTCGGGAGTTAATGCGCCAGCAGCAGCACCAGCAGCACCAGCCGATCCAGGTGCAAGACCTGATGCAATCATTTCGTTTAATGATGTGCCAGCACCACCACCTAAATCAGCAGCAACGCCACCAAATAATTCGCCAAGCGCAGGAGCAAGAAAGTTAGCGCCTAACATTGCCAAACCTATTGGCGCAAGCGTTTTACCAATGTCCAATATGCTTGAGCCAATGCCACTACCACGGCTTTCTACGGCTCCCGTAGGTTTTCCCGCTAAATCAAGGTAAACGTATTGGCTTTGTCCGTTGTCGTAACGATACCCAACAGGCGCTTGGCTTGTGTCTTGAATAACACTTCCGTCTCGACCTGTTTTTGTTGGATATACAGGCTCTACACCCGTGCCAATAGTTTGTTTGGCATTTTTTACCCAATCAGGCTCAACAAAACTTGATGCTGCGGCTTGCCCTTGCGCTTGTTGCGCTTGGGGCGTAATGACCATTTGATCGCTATAAATTGGGTTTCCATTGCGATCAGTACCCGTTTGCAATCGAGTTGCGTATTGCCCACTTGGGGGAGTTAAATAACTGTATACAGGGCCATCTCTATTTTGCCCTGTTTGCACTTGTATTGCGCCAGGAGCGCCTTGTGTTGATTGATAGCCAATAATGTTGCCTGATGCGTCTTTTACTGCTGGGCCTTGTGCGGCAGTTTGTGCAGCGGCTGGCGCAGCAGCTTGTGCAGCAGGAACCGTTTTAATTAAAGAATTTATGCGATCCGCTGACAATCCAAAATTAGCTTGTGCACCTTGAATAATTTGCTGGTCATTAAAACCTTGCTCCCTTGAACCATTAATTGCATTTATGATTTCTGCATCTGTATATTGTTTTTGCGCAACGGGCGTTGGCGTAAGAATAGGCGTAGGAATAGGCGTAGAAATAGGCGTAGGAATAGGCGTAAAAATAGGCGTAGAAATAGGCGCAGGAATAGGCGTAGGAATAGGCGTAGGAATAGGCGTTGGCTGATTTGGACGTAAAACAGGAGCCAATGGCGATGATTGCGTAATGTCAGACAGCGGAGTTGTACCGGCGTTGGAGGCTGCTGCTGCTGGTGCTGCAGCTTGTGGGGCAGGAACCGTTTTAATTAAAGAATTTATGCGATCCGCTGACAATCCAAAATTAGCTTGTGCACCTTGAATAATTTGTTGGTCATTAAAACCTTGCTCCCTTGAGCCCTTAATTGCATTTATGATTTCTGCATCTGTATATTGTTTTTGCGCAGCGAGTGCGGCGGGGGCGGCTGCTTGAGTAATGTTAGACAGCGGAGTTGTACCGGCGGCGGGTACGGCTGCTGCTGGTGCTGCTTGAGCAATATCAGCAAGTGACGTTGTTGGCTCTCTATATTGTCCTGATGCCCTTAATGCTTCAACTTGCGCAGGAGGATAACCATAAGCATCCAATCCCGCAGCCATTCGCGCTTTGTAAGTGTCAGAGCCAGGGGCAGCAGGCTGCACAAATCCTGCGCGTCCTTCTCCTGTATCGCCTGGGTTAAAAGCCCCACTTGCCAACAATTGTTTGCCAGCGGCTAAAGCGTTTTCATCAACGCCAGGAAGGGTTTTTAAGATGTCATCAGAAATACCAAGTTCAATTCCTGACTTGACTGCAAGCGTTGGATTTTTTTTGTCTTGATCGTATCGTGCTAAAACTTGCTGAACAATAGCGTCATAAGGAACAAGCGTTCCGTCACCAAGCCTAATGTTAGTGCCTGCATACTTATTCTTTGGATCGTAATCCCATTCATTAGATGGCTTCCATTGCTTGACCAAATTGGCCAATTCGGAATTTGATAATTTAGTTACTGCCATATCTAATCCTAGACGTTGTAATACGGAATTTTATAAGCATTGCCGTTGACGGTAACGTTTATAAATCCTACTGGGTTGGCGGGCAAAGTTGCTGACCCTGCGGTTGCCGTGGTTGCGCTTGAAAAATTAAGCAAATTAAGGAAAAACTGTTGCCATGCCCGAGTGGGACGGTTAGTGTTTGCATCCAAAAACGCCGCTTGCGGGTATGGATTGATCTGTTGCGTATTAGATAAAGCCATTAGTTTTCCCCATTTGATGCTTTAAGGTTAGCGGACACAATGACTGCATTTACAGGATCAGAAACTGCAACCTCAAACACTCGATCACGGGCCATGCCCAAACGCCGCCATATCGCACGGTTTTTAAACTTGCCCAATTGTCCAATGCTGACCCAATACTCTTTTGACCAAGTAGAACCACCATCATTAGACCACCGCAGCATTGCTTTGGGATAAGTGGTTGTTGGATTTGGCGGCTCAATTGGCTGACCAATTACATCTTGATAGTTTGGCAATATAGTCAATGTGCCATTGCTTGTTATGGTGTAATTTTGACCTAAATAAACAACAAAAAATTGAGGGCTAGACAAACCAGTAGTGCCAACACCAGGCTGAAACTGAATCTGCAATTCATCAAAATATTGGCGTTGAAAGTCTGTAACCAAATGAGGCGCACGGCGCAGTCTGCGGACATTTGTTCCGTTGTCGGTGTAGTTCAGTTTGTCTAAAGAATAGATTTTGCCGTTGGAATAATCCCCAACCAAAACCTTGCCTTGGAACGATGCAGCGCAATTACTCCAATGACGCATATAAGTGCCATCAGAGGCCATGCCAAGCCACTTATGCCACATTGTTGTTGTAGAGTCATAAGCCCAAGTCAAATTCAAAGTCGGGAATGTTGTAACGTAAATTTCGTGGCCTTCCAATTGGTAAGTGTACGAAATAGCGTCATCAATGTATTGATTTGTTAAGGTATTCTCGACTGCATGGGTAGATATCCTTTTGGGAATGTACCCTTCCATTTGCATAATCTGCGCTTGGCCCCGATTGTTTCGGGAAACGTAGGCAAAAGAATTGCCGAGGCGGGCAACCGAGAATTGGGCAGCAATACCATGCTGGGTAGATGTTCCAGGGATACGTTGAAAAGGGAAAGGAACTGCGCCAACGTCCGTCCAAACTTCAGACGATGCTTCGCCCATCAAATAAACTTCGCGGTGGTCAACAATAAGGGCGATCAGTTTGTCAGGCGCACCGTCTTTGAGCGCGTAAGACGTAGATGAAGAAATCGGGCTTAACAGGTCAGACGATCCCCATTGCTGAGTGCCTGGGTTGTTGTAAACAAAGTAATTGTCCACAATGTCTACCGATGTGCCGCCGCTAAAAGCGCCGTCTGAACTTGGCAAAACGCTGAAGTTCAGCGCATACATTGTGATGCCAGTCACAATTGTGTGGGCAGTGCTGATTGTATAAGTCCCCGCTCCACCCGTACCTGTACCCAATGCTTTAATAATTGTGCCAGCGGTAATGCCTGCGCCTTGCAGGGTTTGACCAAGGTAAATAGTCCCGCTTGCGACTGAAAGAACGGTAAGCGTTGTTCCTGCAATGGTTGCGGTAAATCGAGCGCCGACCGCAGCAGAAGTCATTGTTTCTGCTGACACGGTTTGGGAAAGGTTTACTGTATAAGTGCCAACCCCACCCGAGCCTGATCCCAAAGCCGTAATCACTGTCTCTGCGGTAATACCAATGCCTGTTAATGATTGGTGGGCTGTAATTGTGCCGCTACTGACTGCCGTAACAGTCAGGGTTGTCCCGCTGATAGAGCCCGTAAAAACAGCGTTTGCGGGGCTGGAAATGCGCCATGTGTACCGATAGGCTCCGTCCACAATGTAAGCGTTAATTCCGTTGTCAGATAGGCCAACACGACCCGTAGACGAATTAAGAATGCCGACCACAGTGGCAGAAAGGTTTGACGTAAAAACGTAAACGTAGGAGCCGCAAACTGCAATCATTTGACTGCCGCCCGACAAAGTACGCAATCCGCGCACTTCGGCATTGTTTAGCACCGCTTCAAGGGTTAAGCCTGGTGTTGGATAAAGCGCCACAACGCCCCGAACGCCGCCTTGTTTAAGCGGGTCAACTTCGGGGAAAAAGTTGATGCACTCCTGCGATTCTTGATAAATCGAGGGTGCTTCGTAACTTGGGCCGACAAATCCGAATTCGGGCATGACAGTCCTTTAACGCAAAAAGCCGCCGGTCAAAATCCAGCCAGCGTCTTTAGAACGTCCTGTTAGCAAAGCATCTGCATAGCGAGAAACCATCTGCGGACGCATATTGGTGCGTTTGATTGTCGCCTTGGCTTCGCCTGCAAACTTTTGAATCATGCCAATTTGCACGGGGCTTGCCTTGCCGTACATAGGCATAAGGCGCTCAGCAAGACACCAGCGCAGCGCGTTAACGTAACCCTGTGGGATTCGCATGATGTCGTACATTGTGGTGAATCGAGCAAAGATTGTGTCTGTAAACAAGTGCATTTCGCCTTGGGCAGGATTAGGCCAAACACTCAGATTTCCCAATGTATCTCCAGGGTTGTAATACAAAGCCTTGGGCCACGGGCCATTCAGACTTTTTAGTCCGATCAAAGAATAGTCATCAAGGGTTAGAACAGCAATAGGGTAATCAAGGCCACCGCCATAAATTGGCTGACCGTTGGACGTTGTGTTAATCCGTACAAAAGACGAATTGACGCGCAAAGGTTTTTGGTAGTAGCCTGTAATTGTCGTGCTTGCAACCGTTTGCGAAATGTTGACTTGGTACGTTCCAACCTCTAGCACGTTACCACCAGAGCCGCTGATAAACGACACAATGCTAGTGCCTGGGGTAATTCCTGTGCCAGATAGGGTTTGGTTTAACGTAACTGCGCCCGAGGCAATAGCTGTGATTGTCAGGATGTTGCCGGTGATTGAGCCGGTAAAACTTGATCCAACAGACCCGCCTGGGCCAATGGTGTATTGGGTCTGTCCACCAACCACGGGAAAAATAATTTCCGTGAAGTTGTAGACCATCATATCTTCGTTAGACCATTGATCTAACATATCATTAAGCATTTCAAACGCATCTTGCGCCGCTTCGGGCGTAGGCGTTTCACCGGCTTCTAACGCGCCGATGTCTTTTAATGCTCTTGATACTATGTCGATTGGCTGTGCCATTGTTGCTCCAAGGTAAACACAGGCGGTTTCCACGGAGGCACAACAGATTTCGTCTTACTGAGAAGCGCCAATTGTTCCTCTAGCCGTGATTCTATTACATTTTGCCCGTATTGCGTTGCTCCATCCTTGATCCATTGAATCACTTGTCGCTCTGTAACTTCAGCATAAGGCGTTTGGACGTTGAACTTGTCAAACTGCCAATCTCCCTCAGTTTCCACTACATTTGTGTCATCAGTCGCCAAAACGTGATATTTGGCGTGGGTTATTGCCTCGCCTTCTACGGAAATTTCAAGAATTTTCCATTTTGCAATCATGGTTTTGGATATTTTGCTTTAACAGCAAGACACGCATCAATGTACGTTTGTACTTGTGCTTGGTCACCCTTCACTATGCCATCAATGTAATCAGCCATCGGTGGGTATTCCGCAGCACGGTCACGTTGATACTTAGTACGCGCCAATTCTGCTTGCTCTGCTGCGCGTCTGGCTTCCATTGCATCCCATTCTGCTTCTTCTTCAGCAGTAAAAGGAATGTTGCCTTCTGATGTAGAGTTATAACGTGTCATTATTTTTTCCTATGTTTTTGCATAACCATAAAGTTGAAATTTTCCACTCATTGTTCCACCAGTAAAAAATATTTTTGCACCTGTTAATACGCCAGAAGTACCAGTTTGCGTACCGCCTCCCATAAGTCTATTTGTAATGTCGCTATAATGATAAACACCGTTATACATTACTGACTTATAAGAACTTGCACCATTTACAGCAAAAAAATCTACTTCAAAATAATTTGATGGATTGAAACCAGTATTACCAAGTGCATTTGCAAGTCTAATTGTGTCATTTGCTGTAGCGCCAATATCATTGGCAGTGCTACTTGAATTTATCCATGTATTTGCATAAGCATAAGTTGACGCAGTAATTAAAGTTCCACCTATGTAAAATTGCATCTCAAGATTGTAATTATTATTAGTCGAATTATAAATATCTGTAATAATCAATTTATAGTTATCGTAAGTACTAGAAAATCCATTTACTATTACTGAACCAGTAGAAGCATTAATTGTCTGAACTAAAGTCAAACCACTGCTTGATGCTGAAGGCGCAGTGCTTGCCCATGTAGTGCCATTAGATGTAAGAATATTGCCGCTTGTTCCAGGCGCAACCGTTTGAAATGCAGATGTTCCATTTCCAAGCAAAACGTTATTTGCCGTCAAAGATGTTGCACCAGTTCCTCCACCAGCAACAGGTAATGTTTGAAAAGCAAGCGTTCCGCTGCCATTAGTTGTTAATGGTTGATTTGCAGAACCGTCTGCGCTAGGCAATGTAAAAGTAGTTGTTGAAGCGGTATTGGGGCCAGCAAGATTGACCGCGCCGCCTAAAGTTGCTTGAAATGTAAGTTGACCCATGATATTTCCTTATGGTGCAATTATAAGTTGCGAGGCTGTTAACGCGCCTGTTGAAGGCGTATATTTAAGTTTAGTTGAACTAGTGTATTCTGTGGTAACCGTTCCGCTTGTTGCAGACGAAAACAACGGATAACGCACCGATGCCGTAGTTGTGTCATCAGTAATTGAAATGCCGCCCGATGGCGTTGTCCAAGTTGGTGCGCCCGAGGCGTTGGACGTTAAGACCTGGCCTGTAGTGCCTGCCGCAGTAAACGCATAAGCCGTACCCGTGCCATACGGAACCGCGCCCGCAGTTGGAGTTGCTGTAGCATTTGTGCCTCCATTTGCAATTGGCAATGTTCCTGTCACGCCTGTGGTTAAGGGTAAACCCGTGCCGTTTGTTAACGTCACCGATGTGGGAGTTCCCAAAATAGGCGTTACCAATGTTGGGCTGGTGGACAATACGACATTGCCCGAGCCGGTGCTTGACGTTACCCCTGTGCCGCCCGAGGCGACCGGCAAAGTGCCTGTGGTCAGCGCAGAAGTGGATGTGGCGTAAACCGCGCCGCCAGATGTGAACGTTGTCAGTCCTGTGCCGCCATTACCTGTGTTCAACGTTCCAGCAAGGGTAATTGCACCAGTACCAGGCGCAGAAGGCGTTAAACCTGTTGTCCCTGCGCTGAACGATGTAACCGCGCTAGTTGAGAGTGATCCCCATGCGGGCAAGCCAGCAACCACGGACAAAATCTGCCCTGTAGAACCAATGCCAAGCATGGCAGTTGTGCCTGATGCCAACTGATATGGAACCGATCCTGCGGCCCCGTTTGCGAGATTTGTTGCGGTGGTCGCAGTGGTCGCAGATGTGGCGCTGGTTGCAGTAGCTGCATTGCCTCCAATGGATAAACCGCTTGCCGTGCCTGTTAAACCCGTGCCAGGGCCGCTAAATTGCGTGGAGGCGGTGATAGTAGTGCCACCGACCGTAGAGCCGCTAATCGGCGTTCCTGCAATTGATCCACCCGTGATTGCAACATTGTTTGCGTTTTGGGTGGACATTGTGCCAAGACCCGAAACTTGCGAGTTTGTAATGGCAATCGTAGTATTTGTCGCACTGGTGATCTGCCCTTGGGCGTTGACCGCCACGACAGGGACAACAGAGGCCGAGCCGTAAGTCGCCGCTGATACACCTGTATTTGTAATGCTGAATTGACTTGCTGCTAGGGTTAACCCTGTGCCTGCGGTGTAAGACGATGCAACACTAAAGTTGCTCCATACAATTGCAGTAACGCCTAAAGTGCCACCTGGCTGACTTGTGCAATACCAAGCAGTCCCTGCCAATGTTGATCCGCTTTCCACAAACAGGAAGGCCGACACCAGTTCGGAATATGCATCAGCATCAGGAGCGCGTGACCAAACGCCTGTGGCGGCAAGATAAATACCGTTGTTTGCTTGTGTGCCTTGGTTTTTAACCAAAACTCGATCACCCGCTGCAACCGTGATTCCGTCAATAGTTTGCAGGCCGGTAAGCGCAATATTTGCCGTGGTTGCACATAAAACAGGCTGTTTGAATGAAAGCCCAAGGGAAAGTGCATCAGCGTAATACTTGTTTACCAAGTCTGTCGCGCCAACAGGAGCGTTTGACGCTGTGGCGGTGGTAAATGCCGCCGTTGTTGGGGATGTAGCGCCGATTGTTGTGCTATTAATCGTGCTATTGGTAATATTCAGTCCCGACTGGTCGGGGCTGATTGTTGCCGTAAATGGCTGACCCTGCCCAATAAACGTTTGAAACGTCTTATCAACGTTAAACAACGCCTGGACTGGCAAAATGTTTTGGTCTATTGTTTTAGCAGGGTCAGACATATTAACTTTGATCCGCAACAGGTGTTACATACACAAGTGAAGGGCCAGCCGCTGCACCAATCATGCGAACATTGAAAGGGACAGTTGGGCAAGCCAGCACAATGGGAAATGTCATTGCAGCAGGAAGCAAAAAGTCGCCAGGTGTACCAGACACCGGCAACACAGCAGCGCCCACATTGGCATCACCTAATTTGACCGCAACGGCGACTGCGCCGGTGTTTAGAAACGATGCGTAGTTAACTTGATCGTTTACTTGGTCATCTATAGATGTTGCCGTTGTAGAAGATGCTGTCACAGAGATAGCGGTTGTTTTACCAACCACTCGCAGGACAGTTGTGTTTGCCATGATTAAAGTTGAGCAACGTGAATGATGCCAAAATTAAGTGTCAGGGCTTCGCTCAAAGAGCCTGCGCTTGCATTAGAAATTACAACAGTAAACGAACCATTGGCGACTGTTGCAATCGACAAAAGGTAAGTTCCAGCAGTAGTTGCACCAGATGCCAATGCAATGACGGGGATGTCATAAGCACTTACTGCGCTGTTTGTGACTACAAATGCAACTTCAGCGCCTGCTGCCAGGGCCGCATTGCTTGTAACAATTTGTCCTGCTGCTGCGTTGATGGTTACGCCTGTTGCTTTGTTAGTTGCTTGGGTAACAGAACTAACTGCAATTGTTGGGCTGCCTGTGGTGTAACCCATTTGGCCTGTCACCGAATTAACCAAAGAATAGTTGGCATCAATGATATCTTGGTCAAGATATGCTGCGCCAATTGCTTGTGAATTTGACATTTTGATTTCCTTTG